CTTTGACAAAGCACAATTATTGCTTAACTCAGTAGTTGGTAGAACCGATGAAGAAATTGCACAAAGAGAATACATTCGCACTAAAGCCTATAATGACTTAGTCAAATTGGCTTCAACTAATCCAAATGCTTCAATGGTTCTAAACAAACTTATGAAGAGATTGCTAGGAGTATAATGGCTTTTATTGATGGTGTAGAGGTACCAGAAAACTTTGTTGGTGACCCAGTATCAAACATCAGATTTATTGATGGTCAATGGGTTCTAGTACCAGGTTTAGGTAAAAGCCTACCTGCTGAATATAGAACAATACCTGAAAAACTATTAAAAAGTGCTGTTCTATTTCAAGACCGAGATGGAAAAAAAGTTGGTTTTATTGCTAACACCCTTTTAGTAACCTATCTAAAGTCTGTTACTCCACCACGTGATTCTGTTTTTGATGTAATCAAAAAAGAAATAGACGATACTGTTAAGGCTATTCAAAAGTCTGCAGAAGATATTCGTCAACCTGACCCAGAGGTTGCAAAACTAAGTGAAAAATTTATGGGTCAGTATCTTGCTTCAGGTAAAACTCGTCCAGAGCGCGGCGGCTTCTTGCCCCTTAATCAAGATGGTACAGTTAAGCAGGCTGGTGTTGCTGAAGCAGCCGAAGGTGCTCCTGCTTCTGCTGACCTAGCACAAACAACCCTTGGTGAGACAACTAGAACCACAACACGTGGTATAGATGCTAAAGACAAAATTACTGACCGTTGGGCTGCTGTTGGTACTGTTGATTTAAGTTCTGGTGTGCCACGTGATGCTAATGGTAATGAAGTATACATACTTTCTCAGAATACCCCTACTGGGCCTAAAGCCTATACATCTACTCAAAAAGATATTGCTGATTCAGTAGCAACAATGCCACCTGCGGTGATAAAGCAGTATCAGCAAGCACTAAAAAGTGTTGGGGTTTGGAACTATGAAGTTGATGGTCAATTAAACTATCTTACACGAGCAACCTTTATTAAAGGTATTGAAACTGCTGCTGCAGCAGTAACCCAAGAAAATCTACTAGCATATGGTAGAAAAGATACTACTCCTAAAGGTATACTAGAAATAATTAACGAAGCAGCCAAGGCTGCTGGTGGTAGTGTTAAGACAACACGAGAAACATATATTGTTAACCGTGAAACAGCACAAACCGCATTAGATGACATATATTTAAATTCTATCGGAAGAAAGGCAAACAAGAAAGAGGTAGACGAGTTCTACCAGAAAGTCCAAAAAGAAGCCAAAGCACGGCCTACAGTCAGAGCCAAGACAGGTACTGATGCTACAACTCGGCAAGGTTTTACAGGTGACACACTAACCGAGATGGCTGGCGCACAAGCGGAAGCGAGGCCAGAGTTTCTTGCCTATCAATTATCTACTAATTTTTACAATGCTCTTCTTGGGGCATCAAGACTTCCAGTCCAATTCGGCGCAGGAGAAGCCCCAGTCACAGGTCCAGTCGGATAATTCAATAGAAAGGATTATCAAGATGGCCGAAAAGAAAACATTATCGGATGCTGAACTTATAGAATTACTCTATAATGCAGGCTTTCGTAGTGACAGATTAAAGACAGCATTTGCTGTAGCAAAAGCAGAGTCTAGTGGTAGACCTAAAGCCTACAATCCACCAAGCAATAAAACTGGTGATAATTCATATGGTATATTCCAAATCAATATGATTGGTAATTTAGGTTCAAACCGCAGAGAACTTTACGGATTAGAACGTGATGAAGACCTATTTGACCCAACGCGTAATGCTAGTGTGGCATTTGAAATGTCTAACAAAGGTAAAGACTGGGGTGCTTGGACTACTTTTACAGGTGGCAAGTACAAAGAGTTTTTAAAAGATGCTGAAAAAGCATTTAAAGAATTTAAACAAGGTCAAGAAGAAACAACAAATGTACCTAGTGCTAGAGCAGGAGAAGGTATTACTAGCAATCCAAAAGTAGAAGGATTGTTAAGTTTTTTTCGACAGCCTTATCAGGATGCTTTTAATTCTGCTAGAAGTTTAATATCCAAATTCAAATTACCAGGGATGAATGAATGACAGAAATACCTATTGCGCCTAGACCAACGGCACCTACCTTTCAGGAGATACGTCCATCATTTACACCTGAGCAAGAAGAGGCTTTTAAAAAGTTAACTCCTGAGCAAAAAAAGTTACTGCGTCAGCAAGGTTTAATGTGGGGTCTTATTGCTGCGGATGCAACTGAAGGCGGAACCCAAAGTCTACTGCAAATATTTCTTCAAGCAGCAGAGCAAGGTTTGCTTAGTGGCACCGATGCTGCTAATCAAGCACTGCAAAGACTAATTTCACAATCTGCTTGGGGTCGTAAATATACTTCTACCCAAGAAGCGTTTATGACATTAAAGTATCGCTACCCTGAAGAGTATGACAAGTTAATGAACGGCGATACTGTCACAATTGGTGGAAAGACTCAGCGCACACCTGGCTGGGTTGAGTGGGTTAAGAATACCGCTTTATCACAAGGCGCAAAAATTACTGATGAAGAAGCAATCCAACTTGCTGAATCAATCAATATGAATGGCTACGATACTAAAGCAGCAGAAAAGTTAATTCTTGGTTATGTGGATTTTGAGCAAGCAGACTTACTAGGTAAGGCTGGTGTAGCACAAGATAGCATTAACCGTTTTGCTTCTCAGTTTGGCTTGAAGTTAAATCAACAACAACAATCTAATTATATTCAAAACTACTTATTTGGTAAAACTGAAATATCAGATATTGTTGACACATTCCGCCGTCAAGCCGCTGATACTTACACAAACTTTAAAGACCGCATTCTTGGTGGAGAAACCGTAGAGGCTGTAGCCTTACCATACCGACAACTTGCTGCTGAGTTATTAGAAACAACAGATGTTAAACTAGATGATAACTTAATGTTAGATGCTCTTACTGGCAAGAACGCAGATGGTACCCCTAAGTATTCATCTTTAACTGATTTCAAACGTGCAGTTAAATCAGACCCACGATGGCAGCAAACTGACAATGCTCGTAGCGAATACTTTAGTGTTGGCAAGCGTATTCTTAAAGACTTCGGATTCTTAGGATAATAATGACAATTGACTCAACACTATATAATAACCCTGAACAGCCAAAATCACAGTTATTGGTAAATGAAGACGAGCAATCTAATACTACTAAATTAACTCGTCAAGAAGCAATTGAAAATGTTAATGCTATCCGTGATGAACTACAGGCAAAAGGCAAAAACCCTCAAGAAATATTTAAAAATAAAAAATATCAAAAGGCCAGAGCAGAACTTGATACTTTGGTAAAGGAGTTTCAGGCTGCTAATTCTGTCGTAAATGATTCTAATAACCAGTTTAAACCACCAACCCCTGGTGGTGGTAGAACTTGGAAATCTTCAGATGGCAAATATGAATTTGAAACTGAAGGCGCTTTTATTGACTACGAAAGAATTCTTGCTAAAGAAAAGTCTGAGGCTGCTGCAGAAAAAGCACTTACTGCTAGACTAGAAGCACAAACTTTACGTGCTAAAACAAATGCTCGTGAATTTTTATTAGGAACATTACGACAATATTTTGCATCTGCTGAGGATGCTGGATTTGTTACAGACTTAGAAAAAATCATTGATGATTACATTCGCCAAGACTATGATGCAGAAACTATTTCTGTACTGTTGCCACAGACCGAACCATACAAAAAGCGATTCTCTGGTAATCAACCATTAATTGCTGCTGGTATGGCTCCGCTCAGCCCAGCAGAATATCTGCAAGCCGAGTCACAATACACTGAAATCTTAAAACGATATGACTTAAATGATTTAGCCAGACGTGATACTTTTGCTACCCTTATTGGTGGACAAGTATCTGCTGCTGAATTAACAGACCGTGTTGTGAATGTTTATGACAGAATCCGTAATGCTGACCCATTACTACGTGCTGAAATTGACCGAGTGGAAGAACTATCTCGTGGTCAACTAACAGATGCTGATTTTGCTAAGGCTTTGTTAACTGGTTCTGAAGGTGCTAACGAATTAAAACGTAAGATTTCAACTGCTGAAATTAGTGCAGAAGCACGTACTCGTGGACTAGATGTTAGCCGTGCAGAACAACTGCAGCAATTAGGTGTAACTCGTGCACAAGCACGAACTGGATTTGAGCAGATTAGATTAACTCAACCAAGACTAACTCAACTATCTGAAATTTACACTGGAGAAACTCCAGAAGCAACTGGGTTACAGACTGAGTTAGAAGCAGAACAGTTCCAAGGCTTACAATCAGAGCGTAGACGTAGATTAGCAGAACAAGAGCAGACAGCCTTTATGGGTCAGTCTGGTACACAAGGCATTGGCCTACGCCGCCGTTCACAACGCGGCCTCATATAGAACCTAGGTGGACCTGTCGGCCCCACCAGTGTACAAGTCCGATAGTAGCATCCAATACAGAATCCCCAATTGTATTGAGCGCTGCGAACTAAACAACAAACAGAATGGGAGATGGTTGCTATGAGCAACAACAATGAATGGCTAGATGACGACATTGACATTGACGATGAATATTCAGATTCATCTGACCTTGTTAAGAAACTTCGTAGAGCCGCAAGAGCAAATGAAAAGCGGGCGAAGGAACTTGAGGCAGAACTCAATACCCTTCGTACAGAACAACGAACAAACGTTGTCAAGTCCGTTCTAGAATCCAAAGGCGTTCGTCCATCAGTCGCCAAGTATATCCCTAGCGATGTATCTACTGCAGAAGATATAGATGCTTGGTTACGGGAAAATGCAGAAGACTTTGGATTTACGTTAAACCAGCCTAAGCAAGAAGAGAATTTGGCTACTATGCGTCAGATTGATGCAGTAACTGCCAATGCCATTCCACCTGCTGGAATAGACGATATGATGCTTCGTCTAAATCAGGCTGAATCTGCCGAAGAAATACAAAACTTAATCTTCGGTGGTTAATTCATAACACTATCAAATCAAAGGAAACCATAAAAAATGGCAGATACATATACCGCCTTATCGGGCGGCGTTGCTACAACAAATGGTGGCCTTGGTGGTGGTCAATATGCTTCTGGTAGCAACGTTGGTGCGTTTACACCTTCCAACGCTGCTGGTTTAGTACAGAAAGCATATGACCGCCTTGTTGAGTTCGCACTACGCTCTCAGCCACTGCTTCGCAGTGTTGCTGACAAGCGCCCAGCGCAACAAGCAATGCCAGGTTCATCAGTTGTACTACAAATCTACACCGACTTAGCACAGGCAACAACCGCTCTATCAGAGCAGGTTGACCCAGATGCAACAGCAATCGGTACCCCATCACAGGTAACTGTGACACTAAACGAGTACGGCAATGCCTCACTCATAACCCGCAAGTTGCAGTTGTTCAGCCTTGCAGATGTTGACCCAGCAATCGCTGACATCATCGCATTCAACATGGCTGACAGCATTGATGAGGTTGCACAAACGCAACTACGTGCAGGCACCAACGTATTCTACGGTGGAGATGCAACAGCAACAGACGAAGTTATCTCAACTGATGCCTTGTCCTCTGCTCTTGTTCGCAAGACAGTTGCCAAACTACGTGCGGGTAAAGCAGTACCTCGCAAAGGTTCAATGTACTACGCTGCAGTGCACCCAGAAGTTTCACACGACCTTCGTGCTGAGACAGGTGCAGGCGGATGGAGAACCCCTTACGAGTACCAGAAGGGTGAAAACATCTGGGCTGGCGAAATTGGTGAGTACGAAGGTGCTTACTTCATTGAGTCCCCACGTCTATACAACGCTACAGATGGTGCATCTTCTGCACGAGTATTCCGCTCATACTTTGCTGGAAAGCAAGCATTGGCAGAAGCAGTGTCAGAAGAGCCACATGTAGTGATTGGTCCTGTTACAGATAAGTTAATGCGTTTCCGACCAATCGGTTGGTACGGCGTACTTGGCTTCTCAATCTACCGACAGGCTGCTTTGTACCGAATTGAAACAGGTTCAAGCATTAACCCAACCTAATCGTTGGTTTAAGTTTGGTGGGGGCTTTGGCCCCTACCATTCTTAGGTTCACGAAAGGAAATAATGGCATTTTTATTTATCCCACCTACTGTGGACGAAGGACCAATCGGTGGACACCGTTTGTTTTATTTCTATGAAATGCACAGAGGTGTTAGCGTTCTAAAGATTGATGGACAGTATGTAGAGTTTCGCACACCATCCCAAGATGATGAAGCACTAGCAACAGAAGTCTACATAGGTGGTCACGAATATCCAGTGTCAGCCGAGGTGGCTGCAGAGTTAATTGCTGCAGGATTTGACGTAAGGACAGTATGAGTTTACATAGACAGATGGTTCACCCAGAGTTCGTAGAAGGTTGCTTTGGATGCAAAGTAGGAACACTCCAAATGAATGCAGGAGATGCTGCTGGCAACAAGATGACAACCAAGAAGAAGTGGGATGCGGAACTAAATGCATACTCTGCTGCTCGTGCTCAAGGCATACAGCCTGAGGGCACATCTATGAAGAAGATTCAGGCTGCTGTTAAAGCATCCGAGAATATGGGTACAGCATATGACGGTGGTACTGCCATTGCTTCGGCTCAGAGATTACAAGACAAGAAGACTGTTAAGTCTCTAAAAGAAACTGGAGTTATCTAATGTGTGCAACATGTGGATGTGGACATATCAACTATAACCACCGCAATGGTGAGATGATTGCTGACCCAACAGGGAATCAACCATTCGTAAGCAAGGGGTACAAAGTACCACCAATGCCTAGGACAACTAAGCGTGGCAAGTAAGAAAGACCCTCGCCTAGAGCGAGCAGGTGTCTCTGGCTACAACAAGCCAAAGCGTACACCTAATCACCCTACCAAGTCACACGTAGTTGTGGCTAAAGAAGGTAGTCAAGTACAAACAATAAGGTTTGGACAGCAAGGCGTAACTGGAGATAGACAACCATCAGCACGTCAGCGTTCGTTCAAAGCCCGTCATAGGGCGAATATCCAAAAAGGTAAAATGAGTGCCGCATACTGGGCAGATAAGGTAAAGTGGTAAATATGTACGACATGAAAATGGGCAAAGCCCCTAAAGGTAAGATAAAGGCTAAGGCTAAAGTTAAGAAGATGGGCAAGAAGAAGTAATGCCTGCAAAGTCAAAGCATTATCTAAAAAGTGGCAAAGAATATAAAGGCCCTGTTCATAAGATGAATGGCCAAGTTCATACTGGAGCAAAGCACAGTGCATCAAGCAAAGTGCTTACTCATAAGAAACCAAAGACAGGTAAATAATGCCTTACGCTAAATACACACCAGCACAAAAAAGGTTGGCTGCTGTTGCTGGCGACAAGAAAAAGATTACAAAAGCCGACCTAAAAAAAATCAGGAAAAAGAAATAATTATGGTTAAGAAAAAGGCTAAGCCTAAATCTAAAGTTAATGCTGCAGGTAACTACACAAAACCTGGCATGCGTAAAACTTTGTTTAATAAGATTAAGGCTGGCTCTAAAGGTGGCGACCCAGGTGAGTGGTCTGCACGTAAAGCACAACTACTTGCAGTTCAATATAAAAAGGCTGGCGGAGGTTACAAGTAATGGCACTCGCTAAGTCTCAACAATCCCTAAAGAACTGGGGCAAACAGAAGTGGCGAACTTCTGATGGCAAGCCATCTAAGGGAAAAAAAAGATACTTACCTGATGCAGCCTGGGCTGCGTTAAGTCCTGCCGAGAAGGCGGCTACTAACAAAGCCAAGGCTCAGGGTAATAAGAAGGGTAAGCAGTTCGTAAAGCAACCTAAAGGGGTTGCTAAAAAGACAGCAAGGTACAGATAATGGCAACAGGTGTAGCAGGCAGTACATTAGTAGGCGAATTAAATCGTCTTGCTGGTATCACTGATATTAAACAATTTCAAGACGCACAAGGTGCAGCAAACGCATGGGCTGGTACTACTGGCCTTGCTTTACTTGGTGCTCTTAATGAAGAAGCACAAGCAGGCCGTTCACCTAAAGACTTCAAAGGTTTAAATGCAGTCTGCAATGAGATTGCTGGTACCACAGGACTAGAAGCAATCCCAGCCCTTAGGAGCATAGACGTATGACAACATTGAATGAACTTATTGATGAGGTTCAGTTAAACCTTGCTGGGTATACAATGCGGCAGGATAGATTAACTTATCTAACTAATGCTATGACTACCACAAGTGGATTGTCAGCAACCATTGCATCTGTAGATAACGTAGCGCGTGGTCTTATTGAAATTGATGACGAACTAATATTCGTTGACAGTGTTAACCGTCCTGCATCATCATTGGTAATCTCACCGTTTGGTCGTGGCTATCAGGGTACCAGTGCTGCTACACATGCTATCAATACTAAAGTAACTATCGCTCCTACCTTCCCACGTTTATCTGTTAAGCGTGCTATCAACGATACTCTTCGCTCAGTCTTTCCTAGGATTTGGGGAGTAGGTAGCACTACATTTACATTTAGTCCAGCAACTAATACTTATTCTTTGCCTAGCGATTTTGAAGACTTGTTAGAAATATCATATCAGACAATTGGCTCATCGCACGAATGGTATCCAATAAAGTCCTACCGCGTTGACCGCGCTGCAGCCACAAGTGCATTTGCCAGCGGCAAATCAATTAGTCTTTATTCTGGCATAGAGCCAGGACGTTCAGTTAAGGTTACTTACACTAAAGAGGCATCAGCATTGAGCGATGGTTCTGATGTGTATACCACAGTTACAGGGTTACCAGAATCTACAAAGGATGTCATTGTGTTGGGTGCGGCATACAGACTAATATCCTTCGTAGACCCATCTCGTTTAACCTTTACATCTGCAGAAGCAGATGAAGCAGACCGTAGCAAACCTATGGGTTCTGGTGCTAATGCATCACGTTTTATCTACTCATTGTTTCAACAACGCTTGCAAGAAGAGGCAGACAAACTCAAAGGCAAGTTCCCTATTCGCACACACTACACCAGATAGGTAATAAATGGCACGTCAATATACCAGCATCTCGCAGGAGACTACACTTACTGCAGACATTAATGCGAGTTTACTTACTGTCACCGTTAACGTACAGTCTGCCCCTAACCTTATGGGTGGTATTACTTTAACAGGTGGTGATACCTTTACCGTAGTCATTGACCCTGATACAGCCAATGAAGAAATTGTTTATGTAACTTCTGTTGCTGGTAACGCATTAACTGTTACCCGTGCACAGGATTCTACTACTATTAAATCACACTCCACTGGTGCCAAAATTCGTCATATGGCTATCGGTGAAGACTTCCGACTAGCAGAAGTACATCGCGGCGCAAGCACTGGAGTTCACGGTATTAGTGGTGCAGTAGTGGGCACCACAGATACTCAGACTCTTTCTAATAAAACAATTGGTGGTACTTTTACAGGTAACATCACAGGTGATGTAACAGGCAATGTTACAGGTAACGTAACTGGCAATGTGACTGGTGATGTAACTGGTAATGCCAGCACTGCTACTGAACTACAGACTGGTCGCAGTTTTCAACTTGTTGGAGATGTTGAATCAGATGCCGAAACTTTTGATGGTACATCAGATGTAACCTTTACAACTGTAATTGGTACTGGGGTAATTGTAAACGCAGATGTTAACGCATCTGCTGCTATTGCTCCTAGCAAGATTGCAGGTACAGCAGTAACTCAGGCTGACACAGGTACAGTTACTAGCGCAATGATTGCTAACGATACTATTGTTAATGAGGACATTTCATCTACTGCTGCGGTTGCTTACAGCAAACTAAACATCAGTGGTCAGATTACCTCTGCTGATATCGCAAATGGTGCAATCATTAACGATGATATCAACGCCGCTGCTGGTATTGTACTAAGCAAATTAGCAGTTGACCCGTTGGCTCGTGCCAACCATACTGGTACACAAACTGCCAGCACAATCTCAGACTTTGACACACAGGTACGGACATCTACTCTTAACCAGATGACTGCTCCTAGCACTTCACTATCAATCAATAGCCAGAAGTTAATTGATGTAGCAGACCCAACGGCTAATCAAGATGCTGTAACACTTGCATACTTAAATGCACAAAAGGGTGCTAACAGTGGTATTGCTGAACTTGATGCAGGTGGTAAAGTTCCAGCAGCACAGTTACCAGCAATTGCAATAACTAATACTTTCGTAGTAGCAAACCAAACAGCAATGCTTGCTTTAACTGCAGAACCTGGTGACTTGGCTATTCGTACAGATGTTAATAAATCATTCATCTTAACTGCAGAGCCATCATCTACTCTAGGTAACTGGCAAGAACTTCTAACCCCAACAGATTCTGTTCTATCGGTTGATGGACTAACTGGTGCGGTTGACCTAAGTACAAGTTATGTATCGCTATCTGGCGATACTTTAACTGGTGCGCTAGTTCTTGATGCTGACCCAGTAGTTAACTTAGGTGCTGCTACTAAGCAGTACGTAGATGTTGTTGCTGGTTCTGCAACTGCTGCAGCAGACAGTGCTGATGCTGCTGCTTCTAGCGCATCCGATGCCGCTGCTACTTATGATAACTTTGATGACAGGTACCTAGGTGCTAAGTCCAGCCCACCAACACTAGACAATGATGGCAATGCGCTAATCACTGGTGCGTTGTACTGGAACTCAGTTGACAATGCTATGTACGCTTGGACTGGTTCTGAGTGGGGTTCAATATCCAGCACTGCAGACATCTTCCGTTATCACTTCATTGCTGCAGGTGGTGAGACTTCACTATCTGGTGCTGATGAGTATGGCAACACATTGTCTTACTTGGCAGGCAAAGAGCAAGTATACCTAAATGGTGTCTTGTTAGTTCGTACAACTGACTACACCGCAAGTAGCGGTACTAGCATCACATCTCTTGCAGCCTTGGCTTTAGATGATGTGGTTGACATCATTACCTTCACCGCCTTTGACCTAGCAACAGCAATTCAACTAAGTGCCTTTGATGCTAAAGGTGATTTGTTAGTTGCTGCTGCTGCAGAGACTTTAGGTAAGTTAACTGTAGGTACAAATGACTATGTACTTACTGCTGACTCAGCAGAAACGCTTGGAGTTAAATGGGCTGCAATACCTGCACCTGATTTAAGTTCGTATGCACCTAAGACTCTTAGTACAAATGCACAAGTGTCAAGTTACACATTAGTACTTGCAGACGAATACAAAATTGTAGAAATGAACAACGCTAGTGCTAATACACTAACAATTCCTCTTAACTCATCTGTAGCATTTTCAGTAGGTACACAGATTACTGTAATCCAAACTGGTGCTGGTCAGACTACCCTTGCTGGTGCGGGTGGCGTAACTGTAAATTCTAAAGATGGTAACTTAAAGATTGCTGGTCAGTGGGCTTCTGCTACCTTAATTAAGAGAGCCACTGATACTTGGGTTGCTATCGGAAACTTGTCAGCGTAGGTTATTATGCACTTACTTATTGCTAATAACTCTGCGTCTGGTGGTGGTGCTGCTGCAGCCTTTGAGTCTATTGCTACTGCTACTGGAACTGGGTCAAGCAGCACTATAACCTTTAGCAGCATACCTA